GTATATTGGTATTATTTTGGTTTAATTGTTGCTTAAATGGCTTAATTTGAGCTGTTTACCCCATCTATTACTACTACATTTAATTATCAATACATTATAAAATTATTGCATAAAAAAAACCACTTAAAAAAGTGGCTTAATTTATTGTAAAATGTTATTATTTTTAACTTAGTTCTTTTATAATATTATCATATATTTTTTTGGCTTCCTTATTACTATAGTCCGTTAACATTGAAGCTATTAAAATACTTATAATTTGTTTACGCTCGTACTCGTATAATGGTATGATTTGTTTTATTATTTTTTCGGTTCTTTTATTCATTGTTTTATATTTCAATTGTTAATTTATTTATTTGGGGTTTTATAATTTCTACTAATTTAAAAGTTTGATATTTTAGCCTATAACGTGTTAGGTCATTGGTAAAAATATACTCTTTTATAGTGTTGTTTTCTACATTAAAACAAAGGAAACATTTTTTAGTATTACTAAGTTTTAAAAGTAGTGTTAATGATATTTTATAATTATTTGTCATTGTATTTATTTTTAGTTATTAAATTGTATTTATTACAAAACCGCTTTTATCGGTTCTAGCTTTACCTTTGGCTTTTAAGCCTAAAATAAAACCTTTATATTTTAGCATTTCATTATCGGTTTTGTCACCGTCAATAACTGGAATACCTTTGTATGTTTGTGGTAATTTACCGTTAAAAACTGCTGAAACATTTGCACCATATTTTACAGCTTGAAAAATATCTTTTTCATTGTCTTCAGCTCTAGAGAAAGTTAAAGTATAATTTTTGTTATTACTATACTTTTTTACTTTTCCTAATATTTTAGTATAATCATAAAAATGTAAATTCTTATAATTAGATATATCAAAGTTTGCATATTTTTTTAATAAGAAAATAAAATCCAAATCACTTGTACCGTTTAAACGTATTAATGTTTGGTTCTTATTTTTACTAGCTTTTTTATCTATTTTTATTAACTCAGTTGCTAGTTGGTTTATAAAAGCTTTTTTATCATGTAAATAATATTCTGTTTTATTTTGTCTAGCTTTTATTACATTTGAAAAGGCACCGCGTCCAGCTGTAAACAAACAAGCTGCAGCGCATCCCTTACTAGCTTTTGGACAAATATTTATTTTTTTGCTGTTTTGATTGTATGGTGCCAGGTATAAAATGTAGGTATCTTGTTCGTTTTTACTTGTTTTGGCGTTACTTGTTCCTTTGCTTAAAAGGTTTTTAGGTATTTTATAATTCATATTTATACACGTTTAAAAGTTAATATTTGTTTCTCAATATAAAACTCGGTTAAACTTATATTAAAATGTTCGTCCAACATTGTTAAATCTAACATGTCAAAATATAATACCCTATCCAAGCTTATATTGTTTTCATCTATTAATATTTTAGTAATATTATCTTTGCTTTTATTGGCTTTTCTTTTACTGGTAAAAAAACGCTTTTCTTTTACTACTTTATTTTTTACGTCGTATACGGTTAACATTTGTATTTTATTCATTTTTATAAGTTTTTATTTAATAGTATTTTTTAGGTGTTGGGCGTTTTCTGTTTGTTAAGAATTTACCCGTATTTAAATCCTGTACTTCAGTAGGTTTTACAAGTTCCTGTATTCCTGTTTTATACTCTATTATGCAAATATCAAAACCGTAATGAAGTAATTTTACTGGCTGTTTATTGTATAAAAAATTCATAGTTTATTGTATTTTAAAAGTTGATAATTTGTTTAAATTATTATTATAATACTTTTTTAATCGTATTATAATTAACTTATTTATTTCTATTCTGTCCTGGTGCCAGGCATTAACCTTATTACTATTATGTAGATTGTAATTTTGTAGCTCGTTTATAAGTTCTAGAATTCTAGTTAATTTCTCAAATGTTTTTATTTTGTCTTTATACATTGCTTAAAGTTTTATTTGTTAATAGCATAGTTTGCACCCTTTGCGCATTCTGTTAAAAATTGATTTGCTTTTTTTAATACTTGTTTAATTGTTTGCATATTGTTTTTTTTAAGTTATTGTTTGTTTACGTGGCTAAATTACAAAATTATTTTGAATAAACAACAAAAAAAGTAAAAAACTTTACAAAAATAGCTTTTTTAACGTTTTAAAGGTATTTTCTAAAATATAGCTTTGTAATATAAAAGTTAATCAAATGTACGAGTGCACGAATATGAAAAAAATATTACATAACCAAATAATTTTACTATTTATATTCATTCTAGATAAGCTATTTAGAATAGTTACAAATAACAAAATTACCCCATCATATTAAACATAGCACCCCCATCATATTAAACATACCCCATCATATTAAACATAAACTTAAATAATTATAACAATGGTAACAGAAATTTTATTAAAAGAGTACAACAATTTGGAATTTGTTTTTGGTAAAGAATATATCTCTATGATGTTTAGAGATTTCAATTCTTACTGTGAAGTTAGAGAGGATAGTACATTTCACGAAATTAGAGAAGAACTAATCAATTTAGAATATTAATTTAATTACCCATCATATTAAACATAGTGAGTTACCCCTTCATAACAAAGACGGAATAAAAATAAGAAAGGAGCAACAAAATTAATTGTTACCCCTCCATAATAAACGCACCCCTTTATATTAAACGCTCTATCTTATCGTATAAATTCCTTTGTTCTTACTTGTAGCTAATCTCATTAAGGAATATCTAATCGCATCACAAAAGTGATTAAACTTATCGATTGGTCTTACACCTCTCTCGTGCCATACATAGTTATTAAACTCCTTTATAACACCTTTACTTCTTGGGTCTACTATTATTTCATAGTCCTGCATAAGTGCTATACCAGATAGTATACTACCACTCTTCTTTACAGCAGGTTGTATGTTCAATCCTTTCTTCTTTAACTCCTTTATAAGTCTAGGTTCTGATGAATCACAAACTATCAAATCTAAGCCACATTCAGCTCTATTCATATTTGCTATATCTGACGTAGAAAGCCCTGTTTTGCCATAAATCTCCTTTACATAGACTCTATTGTTAAAATCATCTACAGAAACCTTTACAAGCGTTGTAGGGTCTTCAGAAAACCCAAAATCCTGCCCATAAATGGTCTTTTCTGTCTGTATGTAGTCTCCAACCTTCCAATTTCTTATAATTGTTCCTTCTGCCTTAGCTAACCATCCTCCTAGTATCTGGTGTTGGTATTTATCTGGTCTTCTAGCCTTCATCTCTAATACTCTGCTAAGAAATGAGTCTGATAGGTTGTCTTTATTGTCTTTATACGTTGTATGGATGTAAGTTGTGTCTCCTTTAGTTCCGTTATGACCTGCATCAACAATATTACCTAAAAAGAACCTCTGGTATATCCAATGCTCCTTTGTAGTTGGGTTTAGTATCAAAATAACCCTGTTTTGCTTGTTTTGAGACCTTATAGAGAAATCTATCTTATCAAATGTACCTTCATCATCAAGTTCCTCTGCTTCATCGACTACAAACGTTGTAATTCCGTTCAAAGACTTGAGTGCTGCTGTCTGATTACCACTAGATGTCCTTATACCCTTAAATATAATGGAAGAACCTGTCTGTAGGTTAGTTATCTCATCCTTAGTTATCCTAAAGTGAGCATTTACTCCCATCATATCAATTTTCTCTACAAATTCTGGTATAATAGATGTATTAGCTGATGCCATTGTATAACGAGTAAACAATATCTTATGTCCACTTTCGTATGTAAGGTTTAGTAGGAATACGTTTATGCCAAAAGACTTACCACTACCCCTACCTCCTGTAATAACATTGTATCTTGTCTTACTTTGGAACAAAGGTATGTATTTATCGTGTAGGTTTATGCTATTCTTCATCTTCTGGTGTTACGTCTATAATATCTTCTTGTGTAGGGGGTTGGTGTCCATAGAAATTTATAACAGGTGTTGCTGATTTCTGTGTAGCGTTACCAAAACCATCTTTAGGTTTACCGTAAACATACTCTAATAATAGTTTTCTATCGTTATGGTTTTTCTTAGCCTCTTCAGCTAGACTCATCCAGAAGTCTTGTTCAGAACCAAATACCTTTTTAATGGCTTTGACTCCGAACTCTTTCATCCTTTCTCTCTTAGCT